ATACTTTGCTTCATAACTTTGTGACAAAGCAATTATTTCTGCCATTTGCCTGTCTTTCATTAAGTCAAGTTCTAACTGAAATAAAGCATCTTCTTTATCTATTCTTTCTTGATTTGCTTTAGCTTTTTCTTCATCAATTTTTTTGTTTTTCTCTTTTTCTAAATCAACGTACTTTTTATTAATTACTTTTTGTTGTGCAAGTTCTTGCTTGTCATAAAGGTCTTTTAACGCTGCTCTTTCTTTTGCAGTTAGCTTCGTGTTTTTCTTGGCATCCTCTTGTAGTCTTCTAAACTTGTCTCTATTGATTTCAAGGTCTTTCTCTATTCCGTCCTTTAGTAAAGAGTTCTCAAGGTCTTCTATTTTTCTGGCAGTGTTTAATCTATCTTCTTGTTTTTGTTTTAATTTGTCTGCATTATCCTTTACTTCTTCAGCGTCAAAAATTTCTAAATCTTTTTGTAAAGATTCAACGTCACCTTTAGTAGTTGTTATCCATTTCTTAGTCTCTTTATTCCTAAATTCATTTAATCTTTTATTTGATGCTTCTAATTGTCTTTCAATCTCAAATGTATGGGTATACATATTTACACGAGCATTTCTTAAAATTTGGGATTCTACAACAGATAAATCAGACCTATCTTTTATACCCTCAGCCTCTATTTTTTGTATTACTTTTTGTGCCTTCTTTTTTGCATCTATTCTTTTTTGAATACTATCAATAGTATCTCTAGTTTCTTCTTCAAATTTATCCTTGTCGTCTTTTGCGTTTTTTTCAGCATCAGCTATTGCGTCTGTTATTATTTTTCGTTCTGCTTCTCTTGTTTCTTCACCCTTTGCTTTTGCTAAAGCAATTTCTTTTTGTGCTAATTTTCGTTTTAACTCATATTCTTTATTTAGCCTGTCTTTTTTATCATTCCATCTATCTTCGTCTGCTTTTGCTTCTTCTTCACGTCTTTTAGCATCTGCTTTTTCTTGTTCTGCATTTTTGCCCTGAGCTATACCTAATGCTTTTAGACCTTTTTGAAATACTTTAACCGTGGCGATTAAAGGAGCGAAAGAAATCATTAGTGCCTTTGTTAATAAGCCACCCTCCTTAAAGCCTTTGTTTACATCTGTTAATACTTCTTTAACCTTGTCAAAATTTGCCACGAGTAAACCAATACCTACAACTAAAGCACCCACACCTGTACTAATAAGTGCTGCTCTAAACAACTTTAATCCTGTTGTTGCACCACCAGTAACAAAAGTAAATGCTGCTTGTCCTGCTGCTGCCAATTTACTACCTATTGATAATTCTCTGTAAGCTTCTGTAAGACCTTGTACTCCTTGTTGTATAGCTAATGCAGATTGAACTTTTAAAAGTGATTCTTCAAGTGCTTCGTTTTCATCTCCAAATAAAGCCATTGCGCCCTGTGTAGCTGCAAAGCCACTTGTAGCACCATTTAACGCACTACCTAACTTTTGCGTCATTGTAGTGGCTGCACCATCTACTGCTAAATCCGTTTGAATTTGTACCTTACGATATTCTCCTACCTTTGTTAATAGTTCTTGATATTCTTTAGAAGCCGTATCTCCTGCAAGTGCTAACTCGTAAAGGCGATCTTCTGCTTCGCCCATTCTTGTAGTAAGTGGCTGCAATTCTCCATAAACTTCTTCAAAAGTCGCATCTAAATTTTTTGCGCTTTTTGTTGTTTCGTCTACTGCTTTGTTAAAGGACTTAAAGTCTTTTTCTGCTTCTGAAGCATTTGAATTTATGTCTATGTTTATAGTTCTTTTTTCAGCCATTTGAGTGTGTCTTTATTTCGTGTTTTTAACAAGTTCATTCTTTTCTTTTGCTTATAAATTCCTTTCACTCCTGTTTCATAACTATATAACCCTTTCGCCACTTGTACGTTGTAGCTGCCATTATAAAAATCGTCTATTGCCAATAAGTCTACTATGTTCTTGATCATTACGGTTGTTGTTGGATAAATATTTGATTGCTTGTTTGTGTTCCGTTACTGAATGTATAAGTAACAACTAAAGTGTATAGTTCAATAGTTCCTTCTTCTGTTCTTACTCTGTCAAGGTCTTCCGTGTTTATGTAGTCTAAATCGTCTTCAGTTTTTAGTACCGTTGTAGTATTTGGATTGTCTGGAATACATACCTCTACCGTACCCTCACTTGTTAAAGTGCTTGGTGTAATCGTTACACTTGGATTGCTACAAGTTATATCTGCTTGAACTACTCCGTTAGGAAATAAGATTCTAACGTCTAAACATTGTGCTGCATCACTTGGAATTAACGGCTCGTTTGGAACGTTGCCAATAGATATAACAGGTCTAAAATCATTTATTAAAACAAAATCTACATCGCCAGTATTTAGATTAGATTTCATTGATTCTATAATGTATCTTTTATCTATGATATTTAGACGGTCATTTAAACGAAGATTAGTAAGTAAACTTACAGGCAGATTCGTTTTTATGGTTGTTCTTCTATTCTTTAAATTAAATAAGTTGCTTAAATAACCAAAGTAGTATGTAGCAAATAAAGTATTTTGTTCAACCAATCCTGTAAGTGTGCTAATTTCTGCATTGAAATTTAGTGTGTAGTTTTCAGTTAATACTTTTACATCTTGTCCGAAAGGCATATATTCCGTTAATGTATTTATGCCTGTTCCTGTATTGAATTTAAATGAAGTAGTTGTTTCATCATATATATACAATAACATCGGTTTAGGAACATAAGAATTTAAATCTTTGTCTATTGTAAATCCAACTTGTAGATCCGTGTTTGTAAACCTTTGAAAGTGCATATTTTCAAAAGGCTGCTCTATCTTATATTCTCCTCCATCGTAATCAAAAGCCACTTGCGTATCTCCATATTCTCTTCCAAATAAATCTCTAAATTCAGTATTTAAAATATTTTCACTTTGTTGGTATTTAAATTGTATGTTGTTAAATAGTTTAAGCCTATCAATATTTGTGCTTTTTATATCCGTGTATTTCGTGATATCCACAACTGCGCCTTTCGCATACCAATCGTCTAACGGCTCAACTTGAAACACGCCATCTGCAATTCCATAGCAAGTTAAATTAAACTCCTTTAAAACGCCTGTAAAGAACTCCGATACTTTCATATCTGGCAAGTATGCAATAGGGTCGATATCTCCACTTAATGCCATTGAACTATTCGCAAAGAATATGTTGCTTAAACTTGGAAAATAAGATGGGTCTGATTGTAGTTGTTCGTACCTAACAGAAATATTTACCGTTGTGCTTTCCGTTGCACGAACTCTAAAGTGCAATACATCTTGTGTATTAATATTATCGTTACGTCTTACATACGCTTGTTGAAATATGGCAAATTGTCCATCTATTGTAATACTTAATACACCATTAATAAAAACATCAATGTAATAAATTGCCGTTGCACTGGTGCAACTTGCTGACACAAATACTCTATGGCTTGTTGCATCTTCAAAAAACGCACTACTTGGCGTTACTCCAAAAGCTTCAACGTAATTAACAGGTTGTATTGTAAGTGTTTCTTCTGCTAAATCAAAGTAGTCTTGATATACTGCTGAACTTGGATTACTTGCATCTTCTCCACCTGTTGTAAAATCTACATCTTCCGTAGTTGTGAAAAATTGAAAGTCGTTTGCATTTTGACAATACAAGAAACAATTTTGAAATCTTTTATCTGTTAAGAAAGTTCCATCAAATGTTACTCCGTATTTCCCTTGCATAGCACCAAATATTGCAGCTAATCTTATGGCTGGAAATAATTCATTATATGCAATAGCACCTGTATTCGTGTTTATGTCGTTTACTCCTGCATCGTCATAAGTTAAATATCTTCTTGTGATTAGTGGATAACGTACAACGTAATTTGTAGCACCATCCGTAACTCTATTTTCTACTTCTGTTGCCGTGTAATCGTGTGCATATATATTTAAAAGTGTTAAGTCTTGAAGTTTATCGTCTGCAAACTTGTCTTTTAAACTTGTGATATCTCCGTAAAAAGTAATCTGATAACTATAAGGTTGGTTATCTTTTACTTCCGATTTTTCAAGGCTTATTTTTCCACGTCTAAATGTTGTTAAGTCTATTTCAATATACGCATCTCTTCTTATGTTGTAGTCTATTGTGCTATTTACATCATTCTGATAGAAGTGTTCAAATATTGCATCGTTTTTAATTGAACTCGGAACTGAAAAGCTTTGTGAGAAATCGGTAAATATTTTACTTATATCGCTTATGTCTTGCTGCTTACTTGTGACGCTTATTATTTCGTCTTTGAATAAATCAAGTCTTTGCCCCTCTATGTATACTTGTACAGTTCTCATTAAACTACATTGTTAATTAAATCGTAAGCAAATTCAAACTCCATTTCGTAGTTAATCATTCCATCGTTTATTCCTACTTGTTTTTGAAGTGATTTAGTTTTGGCTTTTACAGGAGTGTAATTCGTGTTTACCTCGTAATCTAATAGAAGCACCTTTTCACTCAATAACATCTGTTGTATATAATCGCCATAGTCATCATTTACCCATCCTGTATTCAGCTTAATAGTTTCTTTTGCGTTTATGTTAAACTCCTTGAATTGTCCATCTCCAGAAAGATTTGGATAGTAAGGTAATGCGCTTGGATTGAATTTGTATTCATTAGTCTTTACGTTTATACTTCTTTTCTTTACTTTTTGAAAGAATATTCGCGACCAACTTCCATAACGATTAATAAAGTCCACAACTACTGGCTGGTATTTTGGTTCGCATTGTGGCTTAAAATATGCAGTCCACCGTTCTGTTACACCACCTATTAAGATTTCTACTTTGTTTCCGTTTGGTGCATAAGTTAAATATGCTCGTGCATAGCTTTTTACTCCATCAGTAGTAGCCGTTTCTGTAAACGTTGCACCTGTTACTAAATCAGTATACTTAACAACATCTCCTATACTTAACTCACAATCGAAAGACCCCCACAAACCATTACCTTGTGTTGTTGGTATTGTAGCATCATAGTTGTAAAAATAAGTACCCTCATCTAAAAGTGCTATTGGTGTTGTTGAATTGTATCCATCCATATAGTAGTTATAGCCATCTACAAAAGTTCCTGTTTCTGTTGTATCTAATACATACGATCCACCTATTAAGTTATATGACTTCACTTCATAGTCTACTAAATAATCCGTGTTTGTGTCTATGCCATAAGCTAAACCTGTCGCATTTTGCCACGTTGTAAAAGAATAATATTCACGAACATAAGGCGAAATATTGTAAAAAGTTTTAGTGTTGTTAGAAGCTGGAATTAATTTAGATAGTGTGTAAGTTGGATTTGCAGTTCCTACATCAGCAGCTAAAAATAATTCAATTTTACTTCCTGTTTGTGTAGCATCGTCTACTTCTATAATGTATGGACTTCTTGATAATTTCATTTTAGTTGTTTAAAGTTTTCTTCAGTAATTTGATTAAATAGTTTTTCCATATCAAAGCCGAACATTTCCATAAGTTCATCTGGCAGCTTATTGTAATACTTTTCAAATGGCTTTGTAAAAAACAAGCTTGGCTTTAAGCCTTTGGAATATATGCTTCTTGCTATAATATAACCCATACTCTTATGGCTCATAAATCTGCCTGTCTCTTTATCTTTCCATTGAAAGCCTTTACGCTTGGCCCATTTTGCCATAATGCCAGACATACCACCGTTTGCCTTTCCTATTAGTGAACTATTTGTTCCAAATTTATAAGGCGATTTGTTTTGTCCGTTTCCTTTGTTAGAACTTTTATTTCCTTTTACACCTTTGTCTTTATAAAATCCGTATTCATCCATCTCAAAAGAAATTTGAATACTATTTTTAGATTCTTTAACATATCCTTTTAAACTATTTGCAAGATTTCCTGTATCTCTTGGAATACCTTTTTTTGCTTCACGGATTACATTATCCTTGAAGTCATCTAATAGTTCTTGTATGTTATTAAATTCTGCCATTAACAAATAGTCATTGAATTGCCGATTAAAATATCACAGGTTAATGTTGCGCCTGCAAGTTTATTTTCAAACCTTTCTGTAAAAAATTCTGCCGTTGGATTGCCATCTACTTGAAAGGCATCTGTATACAAAGTACCTCTTCTTAATAACTCATAAACTCTGTTTAATACTGCCATCATAGTATTTAATACATATAGTTCGTTATCGTTGCCATCAAATTTATTTAGTGTTTCGTCTTTTGATATGTCTGTGATATCCATAGCCAAAATACTTATATTGTATCTTATTACGTTTTCTTCAAACGTGGCTTGATTTACAATCAAGTGAACTAAAGGAAATATTGTTTGCTTGTTTAAGTCAACGTCAAAAATATCGCCTTGTGTAACGGTTTTTATTAGTTCATCGTTATCGAAGTGTGTTTTTAGTTTGTCTATTATATCGAAGTAGTTCATAATTATTTCATTTGTCGTTTTAGTTCACGGCTTTCAATTTCGTTTTTTTGTTTGACGAAAGATAAATATGTGAGACATTTAGTAAGTCCGTATTTTGTAACTGTGTCAAATTTTGTAAGGTCGTTGCCAGAGAGTCCATATATACTTGAATACCAACCCCATTGTTTGCCAAACTGAACTCTTTCTGAAAATTCGTTAAATCCTTCGTCTTCATCAGTTCGTTCTTCAAATAAGTTAGAGTAGCTTGTAACAATTCGCTTCCTAAACTCCAAAAAAAAACACTTGCACTTATTGCAACATCTAAAGGCGCAAACTTCATCAAGTCCTGCATATCTTCATTTGGCTCGTAGTCTATTATCGAATACTTGTCTTTGTGCTTTTCTTTAATTGGCCTAAACATTACTGCCATCGCCTTGTGATATGTACTCCAATCTTTTAAGTGGTGTTCTAAATCGACATATTCGCCAAAGCTGATGTTCTCCAGATTAGGAATAAATCCAAACTCTATGTTCTTTATTTTAAAGTTTCGTATCAGTTGTGGCTTTTCACTAAACACTTCTGTAAAGTGCTTGATCAATCCGTTTAAATCTTTTAGTTTAATCTTTGCAACTTCTCCTAATTGTAAGCCACAAAATATTTGAATCATTTTATTTGCAATCAGTTCTTCGTCGTTACTCTTTTCTTTCATAGCTACAAACTCTTGATACCTTGATAGTGGTATTTCAGATAGTGAATTTGGCAGCAGTATATCTAACTTCATAATATAATAACTTTTTTTTCGTGTTTTTGTACTTTACAGAATATTATAGCTTCCGTAATTCTTATTCATTCCTAACGTTTCCATTTCGTGATAACGTACTGCATCAATCGCGTGATTGAAATTATCTACAGGTTTGTTTAAACGTTTTCCTGTCTTGTCTGTGTCCCAACAATATGATCGAAGTTCTTTGATTAGGCTGGTGCTATTAGAAGTAACTAAATAGTTTTCACGTTGCATTACATCAATACCGTAATTGATACTATCACGTCCTTTCGTAACGCCTTTAATTGTGATTCCATAACGTTGTATATCTGCTATACTTTTTGGCTCTGCTGAATCTGCATAGCACGGCACGTTGCTTGGAAGTATTTTTGCTATGTCGCTATTTAATAATCCTGTTTGATATGTTACTTCGTTTAGGATTCGTGTTTCGTTATGTTTGTATACTTCTATAATTGATGTCGGATCGTTTGTATAACCAAAGTCAATACCTATGCCTATTAGCCTGGCCTCGTCTGGTATTGTATCAATCTGCTTCCAATTACTAAAGACAACGCCCTCTAATTGACCCATTTCGCCATCTACATAAACACGTACCCAATTCTTCCAATAGTTGCTTGTAGCAGCTTTCTTTATGTTCTTTTCTATTTGGCTTATGATTCCGTTATCAAGTGCTTCGTTGTCTTTGTATGTTAGGATAATCTTTTCTGCATCTTCTTGATCTTCTATTTCTGTTTGTACCCAAAATTCAGCAGTAGGATTGTAATCCAAGAAACATTCGTCTTTTGTTCTAATTGACAATTCGTTATAAGATTCAAAGCTTACACTATTGCACTCGTTTATGTAAAGTATTGAACGCCTACCACCTCTTAACTTACTTGAATCGTCTGCACTAAAAAATTCTATAAAACTGCCGTTTGCAAATTCGTATTTTAGAAGTGACTTGTTAAATCTGTCATCTACAAACCTGTTTATTGATTTCATAATCTTTACGAAATCTCTTAAAGCACCTCTTCTTAAGTGTGGAATAGATTCAGCTACAACGCTTATTTCTGTGTTTGGTGTTTTGGCTGCTCTGTCTATTAAGATAGGAAGTATGCCGTATGTCTTTCCTGCTGATGTTCCACCTTGAACAATCTTAATTCGTTTTTTTAACGCAAGTATTTTATTTATTGCCGTTGTTCTTTGAAACATCTGGAAAAAGTGGTTGCTCTATATTCGTTTGTTCTATCTGTTCTTTTAAGCTATTTAATCGTGCAGTAATGCTTGGATTGTATTGGCCCACCATACCACCTTTAATTTGATCGTCGCGTATTTCCTTGCGTATACGTGTAGAGATAGTACAGAAATCTTCGTATCTCTTTTCTGTATTCTCTAAATAATGCTTTGCCGTGAAGTTAAATTTCTTATGGCAGTATAGTTCAAAGCCCTCTATTGTTAGTGGTACTTCTAATGGTTCTCCTACCATATCTCCTGTTCTTTGGTTTAAGTGATATTTAAATCTTGGATTCGTTTTTGTGTAGGTTTTGTATGCGTCAAAAATGTCTTCTAATTCTTGCGCGTCTTTTAGTGATTTAGGTCTTCCTTTTTTTGCCATCTTATTAATCTTCGTAAGTTTCGTATACTTTCTTTATTCTGTTATTGATATCTCTTAAACAACTTGCGCAGGTTGTGTACTGTTGTTTAGTTCTGAATACTCTATTGTAAATTACTAATAAATCTCTTTGTTCGCTTGGCTTCATTCTATTGCTATCTTTTGAAAACCATTCTTTTAAATATTCGTATTCGTCTTTTTGTAGGCACTCGGCTTTAAATCTTCTTGGAAATAATGCGTTCAATTTTTCCTTACGTTCTTCACATCCACAGTCATCTCCTGCCAACCATTTAATAGCTTTCTTTATTCCTGTCGCTTCTGTTACCTTTTCGATAACGTCGCCTAAACCCTCAACAGGCTGCTGCTTCTTCCAGTCTTTGTATTCTTTGGATCGTTTATCTAATCCTAAATAATATTCTTCGTTTTTTTCCATAATCAAATTAATTCGTAATCTTCGTTTTTATAGTCTTCGTAATCTTCATTCAGATTTTCTTTTAGTTTTCCTTTGCAGTATTTTATTGTTTGAAAAATACTGCTTGTGCTTATTCGTGTTTCATCTGCAAGTTCACGCATACTCATTCCACTATCAAAATAATGTTTAAATAACATTTCGTCATACCAATGCCAGGTTTCAGCTTCTTCTTTGACACGTTTAATTAAACCACTAAAGGCTTCTTCTTTTGATATATAGTCATAAGTTACGCCAATGTCTTTGCGTTCTTCTATATTAACCATCTGGTGCTTGTTTCGTTCTTTTGTCAAATCTTTGAATATGTTTCTTAAAGTAAAGTGTATGTAGGCACGGTTAAGTGTTCCGTTTTTTTGTATAACCTTTTCCCTGTCTGCGTACTTGTGTAATCTTATATACATTTCTTGAACGATATCTTCGGCGTAGAAGTCTTCTCCGTAGCTTTGTACGATTCTTAAATAGTCAGCGTGAAATTTAGCAACTTCTTTTAACCAGTTCATTGATTAGATATTAAACAAATGTAACGATTATTTTCTAATAGTGTATAGACGAAGTTTTTAACGAAACGTTGTGAATAAAAAAAAGCACCTCTTTCAAAGTGCTTCTTTCGT